CTACAAGGTATGTGTCTACAATATGGAATTCAAATTAAATTTTCATTCCTTTTTAATGAATCCTTGATTACAAGAGCTCGTAATTATCTTGTCGATGAATTTTTAAATCGTTCTGATTCAACACATCTTTTATTTCTAGATTCTGATATTAGTTTTGATCCAAAAGATATCGTTGCAATGTTAGCTTTAGATAAAGAAGTTATTGGCGCACCTTATCCTAAGAAAGCCATTAAATGGCGTTCCGTGAAAAGGGCAATGGAAAAGAATCCAGAAATTGATGCCGGCACACTTGAAAAAGTGACTGGTGACTATGTGTTTAATCCTGTTAAAGGCACAGCACAATTCTCTGTTTCTGAACCATTGGAAGTACTTGAAATTGGTACTGGTTTTATGATGGTTAAACGTGAAGTGTTTCCTAAGTTTGCAGAACAATACCCTAGTTTGAAATATAAACCAGATCATGTTGGCCAAGCACACTTTGATGGTTCACGTTATATTCATGCATATTTTGATACTGTTATTGATAAAGAATCTGAGCGTTATTTGTCAGAAGATTATATGTTCTGTCAATGGTGGCGTAACATGGGTGGACAAATTTGGTTGTGCCCTTGGATGAAAACATCTCATATTGGTACTTATCATTTCCAGGGTGATATGCCTGCTGTTGCGAATTATGTTGGAGAAATGTAATGATTGTCGGTTTTTTAGGATTTATTGGCTCAGGTAAAGGAACTGCTGGTGATATTCTAAAAGAAATTGGATTCGAAAAACAAAGTTTCGCGGGTACAGTCAAAGATACTGCTTCAGTTATGTTTGGTTGGCCGCGCCATCTTTTAGAAGGTGATACAGAAGAATCACGAAAATTTCGTGAAGAATATGATCCTTTTTGGTCTAAAAAATTTGGTTACGAATTTACACCTAGAATGGCATTGCAAAGAATTGGAACAGAAGTAGGTCGAGATATTTTCAATGAAAATATTTGGATCAATATCTTAGAAAAAAAGATTGACAAGAATAAAAACTATGTCATTACGGATGTTAGATTTGCAAATGAAATAAAATGGATTCAAAAACAAGGTGGAATTCTTATTGAAGTCAAAAGAGGAAAAAATCCTGATTGGTATGAAATTGCTTTTGAAGCAAATCAAGGATGTAAAAAATCTGAGACTTTAATGTATGAAACTGGTGTGCATGAATCTGAATGGAAATGGATAGGAAATTTCATCGACGAATCAATTGAAAATAATGATTCAAAAGAAACATTGAGAAATAATATCTTTTCTATATTGACATTCTATCTAGGACCTAGTAGAATGAAAGAACTATTACATAATGGAGAAATTAATGAAGTTGTCTAATGAAACTCTGACCGTCTTGAAGAACTTTTCTTCTATCAATCAAGGCATTCAGTTTAAAACTGGCAGTAAACTAACAACTGTTTCTGCTGGTAAAACCGTATTGGCGCAAGCTATTCTTAAAGATAGTTTTCCTAGAGATTTTTTCGTCTATGATTTGAATCAGTTCCTTTCAGTTCATTCTTTATTTAAAGATACGGCAGAAATTGATTTTGATGAATCTAATGTCATTTTTAAAAATGGACGCAATAAAGTCAAATATCGTATGACTGCAAAAGAAATGATTGTGACACCACCAGAAAAGGAGATTAATTTGCCTTCTGTTGATTGTAATTTCAATCTTTCTGTAGAAGATTATGATTCAATTATGAAAACTGCGAGTGTACTTTCTTCACCGCATATTGCAATTCAATGCGACGGTTCTACAATTGAAATGGTTGCATTTGATGCAAATGATAATTCTACACACACCAATTCAATTTCTGTTGGCACAGATGATAAGAAATATAAAATTGTGTTCAAAACTGAAAATGTTAAAATGATTCCTGGAACTTATGAAGTTAAAATCTCGTTCAAGGGCATCGGTCATTTTAAAAATGTGAAAGAAGATATCCAATACTGGATTGCTTTTGAGGCGAAAGATACCGTCATCGGTTAATTTTTGTTTTATATTATGGAGATTTTGAATGAACGAACACATTTTGTGGGTAGAAAAGTATCGCCCAAAGAAAGTTGAAGATTGTATTCTTCCTGATTCAATTAAGAATACTTTTCTTGAGTATGTAAACAAGAAAGAGATTCCTAATCTTTTGCTTGCCGGCACCGCAGGTGTTGGCAAGACTACTGTTGCAAAGGCACTATGTAATGAAGTTGGTTGTGATTTTATTGTTATCAATGGTTCTGATGAATCAGGAATCGACGTACTACGCAATAAAATTAAAAACTATGCCTCGTCTGTGTCCTTGTCTGGAGGTCGAAAAGTCATCATCATTGATGAGGCAGATTATCTAAATCCTAATTCGACTCAACCTGCATTGCGTGGTGCAATTGAAGAATTTGCATCAAACTGTTCCTTTATATTTACTTGCAACTATAAGAATAGGATTATCGATCCAATTCATTCACGTTGCACAGTAATTGATTTTAAAATCAATGGTTCTAAGCAAAAACTTGCAGCACAATTTTTTAAACGTGTCGAGAATATTCTTACACAAGAAAATATTGGTTACGATAAAAATATTATTGCAGCAGTAATTACAAAACATTTTCCAGACAATCGTCGTGTTCTTAACGAATTGCAAAGGTATTCTGTTTCTGGTGCAATTATTGATACAGGCATCCTCAATAATGTTTCCGACATTCAGATTGATGCACTAATCAAATCATTGAAAGAGAAAGACTTTGGTGGATGCCGCAAATGGGTCACCAATAATCTAGACAATGATCCAGTTAAAATTTATCGCAAACTATATGATTCATTATATGAGTTGTTGAAACCTAATACTGTTCCTCAATTAGTTTTGATTCTTGCTAAGTATCAATATCAAGCAGCATTTGTTGCTGACCATGAAATTAATACTGTTGCTTGTCTAACTGAAATTATGGTTGATTGTTCTTTTAAGGAATAAAATTATGACCAGAGATAAAATGATGCAAGAATTAGGGTTGACTGGAGAAAAAATCGTTATCAATATGTTGAGTGCGGCTGGATACAGAATTAAAACTTCAATTAACAAGTTTGATTCTGAAAAAGACTTAATTGTTGAAGATAAAACTGTTGAGGTGAAAACTCAAGTTCCTTTTGTTATGAAAAACTCATTTACATTCAAACCAAATCAACTTAGAAAATGTCGATCTGTTGACGTTCTTTATTTTGTAAGTGTTCCTCCTCCAAGAAATAAAGATAAATGGTCTGGTTGGATTTTTGAGGCTGATCCTAAATCTTTTGTAACTAAAAACTATACAACAAAAGATGGAAGAAAAATGATTTTAATTAACAGAGATCAACCTTCTTTGAGACCAGTAAAGAAAATTTCTGCTGAAGAAATTAATGAATTGATGAAATATACTGTTTCGGAATATTGATATGGTTGATTTATTTAAAGACATTATACCATCAATTCTCCAAACAAAAAAAAATGTTTTAATTGAAGAACAAGATATTAAGGACTATAAACCTTTTATTGTAAATCGTGCTTTATCTTATCACATTGATTGTGTTGCATATGCAAATGAAATGAATCTTTATGCAAATATTGATTCAGATATGCAATATAATTACTTATTGAATTCGATTCGACCTATGAAACGAAAGTTTCAACCGTGGCAGAAATCATCTTTTGAAAAAGATTTTGAATGTATCAAAAAATATTTTGGTTATTCGAATCAAAAAACAAAAGATATTTTAGGTATACTAACCAATGAACAAATTGAAGAAATTAAAATAAAAATGGATAAAGGTGGAGTTAAAAAATGAAAACTAAATAAATCGGTGGACAATAATAAAAATAACGGAGTGAACAAATCATGATTTTAATTAAAGATTTAGTTGAGGTATTATTAGAAGATAAGGATGATTTTCTTAAAGTCAGAGAAACATTAACACGAATTGGTGTTGCTTCTAAAAAAGAAAAAACTTTATATCAATCTTGTCACATTCTACACAAACAAGGTAAATATTACATTGTACATTTTAAAGAAATGTTTGCATTAGATGGAAAACCAACAGACATTTCAGAAAATGATTTATCTCGTAGAAATGCAATTATTAAATTGTTACAAGATTGGGGTTTGATTAAAATCATAGAACAACATAAGGTGGAGAATCCTCCACCAATTTTTTTGTCCCAAATTAAAATTCTTTCACACAAAGAAAAAGGCGACTGGCAATTAGTACCAAAATATAATATTGGTAAAAAACCACAGGCCGCTTGACACCGTTATAAATATGTAGTACACTATGTACAGTTACGCCTTCGGGGTAACATTTTTTAACTCGCTTATTTAAGGAGAAACTTATGACACACCTATCCCTTCGTTCACCTTTTGATATGTTCAAAGATTTTGATAAGTTTTATGTTGGATTCGACGATCAATATAATCGACTATCAAAATTGCATGATGATTTGACCAAAAACATTCCAAATTATCCTCCATACAATATCAAGAAAACAGGTGAGAATACCTCGTCTATTGAGATTGCCGTGGCAGGTT